TAGCTGTTGATAGTGATCTACCTCAATTGTTTGTAGAGAACCGAGATGATTGGGTAGATAAAATTTGGGAAGCCAAGAAATTATATTATGAGTCACATCTTTTGTGAACTAAATATAACTGATACTGTTGACATATCTAGATAACAGTTAAGACATCGGTGCGATTCCGATCAGCTCCACCAAAGGAAGTTATGGAAAAGAAATTAATGTGGCTTGCAATAATGATATTGCTCGGTTTGGGTTTAACTTATGCCACACTTTATTTTGGATATGACTTTCGTTGAGGGGGCTGAAATAGATTTCGATTGATTGTGAAGGTAGATATAGAGGTATTCGGTAGAGGCACCACCGTAACGGTCCATCAAACTAATCGCAAACAATGACGATTATACTGCATATTCTTACGCACTCGCTGCGTAGAATATAGCCGAGTTAGAGGGGTAAAACTTTCGGGGAGTCGCTTGGGAACAGAAGAACTCCCCACTATTATAAACTTTCAGTAGGAGATAATTTATGTCAGAGTTTAAAGGTGGTTACAGAACAGAAGTGGCTAGATATGAATTAATTCCTGGTGAAAGAAAAGTATTTGAAAAATATATAGAGACAAGAGATTTAGTAGACTTAGCTGGAAGAATTGAAAGGGGTGAGCCCCATGAAGTTAATCCTAATTATGGTGGACAAGGATATACATATCTTTATCCTGAAGTAGTAGATTTAGGTCGAGTTAAAGTATCACTTATAAATGATAAATGGAAATTAAATTGGGAAAATAGAAATGGCTGAATATATTAACAAAGAACCTTGTGAATTTATTTACAACATAACTACTGTAGAGAAGGTTGTTGATGGAGATACTATCGATGCAGTTTTTGATTTGGGTTTCGATGTACGAATATGTAATAGAATTCGCTTACTAGGAATCGACACACCTGAATCGAGAACTAGAGATTTGGCAGAGAAGTTTTATGGGAAACTTTCTTCAACCGCACTTAAGTCGTGGGTACATTGGGCAATATTGTCAGATAGAGATGATATTGAAATTCAATGTAGATGCCCAGAGTCAGATAGCAGAGGTAAGTTCGGTAGAGTACTAGGTGAACTTTGGATTAACTGTACTGAAGATGGGCATGAGTTTGGTGGATGGACAAATATAAACAAGTGGATGTGTGAAAGTGGTTACGCAGTAGGATACTTTGGTGGAAGTAAAGAAGAAATTGAAGCTGAACACATAAAAAATCGTCAACTCCTTGAAGAACAACAAGGTGTTAAATATATAGAATATGAATAAGGAATACTATGGCAATAACTACAAAACAAGGCAACCAAGAAATGTCGGCAATCGAAAGAAGAAAAGTAAAAAATTATTGGGCAAGAATTACTCTATCGTGGGGTATTGTTCTAACCTTTTTGATTTTAGTATGGTTATTATTTTTTGCAACGTTACCCGATGAATCAAGAGATCTGATTAATATTCTGGTGGGGGCCTACGTGGCAGTCCTAGCGAAGAGTACGGATTACTGGTTCAAAGAGAAAGATGATCCAGAACATAAAGAGTCAGAAGCATTAAATAATGGCAGTTAAAATGAACAACTCTATGATATTCATGGAGAACATTGAGCAGTTGGTTCAAAAAACTAAGATGACCTATATAGATGCAATTATGTTTTACTGTGATGAAAATAAATTAGAACCCGAAACCGCCGGTAAAATGGTTGGCGGAAAACTGAAACAAAATGTACAAGATGAGGCAGAAGATCTTCATCTTATTCCAAGAACATCTAAACTACCAATATGAAAGGGGGTACTTGACAAATCAAAAAAGTATGTTATAATATAACTATATAATGATTAAGTGAAATAAATCGCAATACAAATAATACAACGCAATACGAAATATACGAAAGGAAACATATGTCGTTCGCAGATATGAAGAAAAAACGTGGAGATAAACTCCAATCCCTCCTAAAAGAAACCGCAAAAATAAATTCCCCCACAAAAGGTCAAGGTGATGATGATCGTTTCTGGCGTCCAGAATTGGACAAGTCAGGCAACGGAATGGCCGTTGTTCGATTCCTCCCCGCGCCTGATGGAGAAGATCTCCCCTGGTCACGTTCATGGAATCATGGATTTCAAGGACCCGGTGGATGGTACATTGAAAACTCTTTGACTACTCTTGGTCAAAAAGATCCAGTAAGTGAACATAATTCACAACTCTGGAACTCAGGTATCGAGGCGAACAAAGAGATCGCCCGTAAACAGAAACGTAGACTTACTTATGTCTCTAATGTTTATGTTCTCAAAGATCCATCAAATCCTCAGAACGAAAATCAGGTTCGCCTGTACAAGTATGGGAAGAAAATCTGGGACAAACTTAATGATAAGATGAATCCTCAATTCGAAGATGAAACTCCAGTCAATCCTTTTGATTTATGGGAAGGCGCGAATTTCAAAATAAAGATTCGTAAGATTGATGGGTTCTCAAATTATGATAAGAGTGAATTTGAAAATCCCGCTCCTCTTGATACAGATGATGCTAAGATGGAAGAAGTTTGGAAAACAGAACATTCATTGGAAGACTTTACTGATCCAAAGAACTTTAAGACTTATGCAGAGTTGAAAGAGAAATTGGATAGAGTACTTGGTCTTGGAACTGGTGTGGAAACAGCTTCACCAAAGTCTAATACTTTTGATGCGCCGTTTGATGGTGGTAAACCTATGACTACTCCACATGTAGAACCTGTTGTTGAAAATGTTACAACAGCGGAGTCAGCTGGTTCAGCTGGTGATACAGAAGAGTATTCATACTTTGCAAAATTAGCTGAGCAAGAATAATGAATAATGAGAATAGTACTATGTATGGATTTTTCTTTTGTGTGATTTTAGTGGTATGGTGTGCATCGACTTGGGGCGATCCCGATTTGATGGATGCCCTTATCTATTATCTTTCAGATGGTTATTATAAAAACTAAGTTACTATACGAACATTCATTATATCTCCATTAGATGGAGAAACTGCAGAGGCGGGTATTACTACAGGTGAGGAAGAGTTTACTTGGTTAGTTGATGTATTATTAATTACTGTGGTAGTTGTTCCGCCTCCAACTTGTTGCGATTGTACTTGTAAATCTGCTAACATTTTTCCTGTCATTAACCCTTCTGTGGCTTTTGAGAAAGCTGTTAATTTTCCCATATCAACTTTATCCATAAACGTATCAAGTGCATCAGCAGTTTTTGCTATATCAGATTTTCCTAATACATTCATAGCTGTAGCAAGACCTCTGATTCCATCAGACGCGTCTTTCAATCCCGGCCCAATTGCTGCGAACTTCTGAAATTTTTCAACAGGATCACTTGCACCAAAAAACTTACCTATCCCTTCAGAAATACCAGCAAGTAATCCACCGGCTCCAAAAGTCGCAAGTCCTTTACCCAATGATGTAATTCCATCTCCAACCATTGCGAAATTTGATCCATCTATTGTTCCAAATTTTTCAACAGATAATGCGACACCTTTTAATCCTTCAGGGTCATTAAGTAATGAAGCTAGTGCTCCACCAGCGCCAAAGGCCAGTAATCCTACACCAACCGCTTGCATTCCAGTACCAACCTTTGTAAGATTTTCTGCAGGAATTGCTCCAAATTTTTCAATACTTTTAGCTACAGTTTCAAGTTCTGCTGGACTAGGCATAACACCACCAGCAACGGCTGCGCCAGCAGTAAAGACTACAAGACCTGCACCTATTGCCGCAAGTCCTGCTCCAACAGCTATCATATTACCACCCGAAAGAGCGGCTAATCGTTCTATTCCACCAACTACGGAATCTATTACTCCTGAGATGGTTGTACCTATTGCTGTAATGAGAGCTGAAATAGAACCAACTACTTTTGTTACATTATCTCCAATAGAAGTAATAATACCTTCTATAGTTTTTCCAATTTTACCTATATTGTCACCAATAGCATTTATAATTGTTTCTATGGTTAAACCAATTTGTTCAATAATAGGTTTTATCTGTGCAACTACTCCATCAAAACTTGCTAGTATTTTTTCAATTACACTTCCAACAGTTGCAACAATTGCTTCTATCTTACCGGCTACTGCAATAATAACTGCACTAATATCACTAATAATACTTTTTACTACAGGAGCAAAAGCAACAAGAACATCTTTAACATCAGTAATGGCCGATTTAATTGCACCTATTACTGCCTGCATGGTTTTGTTGAGGACAGGATCAGTAATGATATCTTTTATTAATTTGAAAAGTCCTGTAACAATTGGCATTAATGCTTTAACTAGAGTGGCGAGTCCATCGAAAAATGCTTCGATAAATGGCCCCATTCGTTTTACCATTTCTCCAAAACCTGATAAGACTTTATGAAGAATAGTTCCAATTGCTTCACCAAGTGATTCGATTATACCAGTAACAAATTCTAATGCCTTACCTTCACCTGCAATTAATTCAAATACTTTAAATGCTGCAGCAAGCCCCGCAGCAAATATTGGAAGTGAAAGAGCTAAGACTGATACACCTACTAATACCATTGGATTAGCAAATGATGCTAGTCCTCTTGACAACCCTACCAGAAAACCCTGAATACCTTTTCCAGCTGCCTTCATACTTCTTCCCATGGCGCCAACAGGTTTCATTACAGCCTTACCCATCTTAGAGAAAAATCCACCAGCTTTTGCTTCTTCTACTTTTCCGTCAGGAATCTTTTCTCCAGCACCCCCTGCTCTTGCGGCTTCTCTTGCCGCTTCTGCTGCTGCAGCAGAATCATCAATTTGTAAATTAAGTATATTTGCTAATAAATCGACAGTCTTATCCATCTGCCCAACCGTCACCACCATTGCGTTGCCTATGGAATCTGTGTCAGCTCGAATATTCTGTAAAAATCCTCCTGATTCCCTCGCCCAATTGTCACCTCCAGTATCACCACCTTCTGAAGCCTCACCTATTGCTGCTCCAATGTCTCCGGCTAGATTTCCACCTGAAAGTGCTTCCTCTATACTTTCTAATTGACTACCGTGATTTTCTGATATCTCCGATGTAGCAATAGCCGCTGCTTCACCACCTACACTAATGTTTTCTAGATGGCGTTCTGCTTGACCCGCTTGGTATTGATTGTCCATGTGCCGCGTGTCTTGCTCATTAAATTCATCCATCGTTGCAAGTCGCAGAGATTGGATGTCTTCATGTGTTTGTCTGAGTCGTTTCTTTTGTGCACGCCTATGAAAGAATGCAAATATCGATCCAAGTCTACCAGACTTTACAACTTGCGCACCAGATCTCCTTGAGTCAGCACCTTGCTGATCCAGTTCTTTATTAAGATGATCTAACGCGTCTATAACATCTTCTAAAGTTTTTCCAGTTGGTTTACCACCTTCTTCGGCCATTTTTATCTTCCTTTATTTTTGGCGTTATCGGTTCTTATTCTATCGTTTTCTTCCTTAATCCAATTTTGTAGCAACATTACATATATTGCTCTTTCATAAGGGTACATATTATCAAGTTCTGTTAGACTCCATTGATGATGCTGAATCATAGCGAAGTTTGTTTGATAATGGTTCGCCAAGGAATCGTGACTCAGCGCTATTCGAAAAAAGAATCAATCCCCTCAATCCTCATGGGGTTTGATTTTTCACATCTTGGACATATCCAATCTATTTCATGGCTTAGTCTTGGCATCGATTCAAAAAAGTCTTTTACTTCAGTAAATTGTGCAGAAGTAAGAGATTCAAGAAACTCATTTAAGTCTTTTTTAGTAGAATCTTTTGCCTTGAATATTTCTTCTCCATCCCAAATGTATTCAATACAATCTACAATCAGTTTAAATACATTTTCTGATTTTATGTCCTCACCTTCTCCAGTATATTTCTGTACCGTTTCAATTTGCGGAAAGTTTAATTTCATTCCAATATCATCAGTAATGTTTATTTCTGAAGATTTAATTTTTGAAGTATCCATAACAATATCATCAATATTAATATCAATTTCACAAATATCATTTTCAGTTGCTTCTTTACAACATTTAAAGTTTGAAGGTCGAATTGGGCTTATTGTTAAAACTTCCCCGATTGATCTTCCTCTAAGCTGAAGGAAAAAATATTCAATATCAAATGATGCAAGCCTTTTAAGGTTTACTTCTCCTTCTGTGCAAGAAGTGATAATATCTTGCATGGCTTTGGTCATCGCTCGGTTATCCCCAGCTTCCATTGCCATTAATAATGTTTTCTCTTCTTTTACAAGAAAAGGTCTGTAACTGACTTTTTCACCGGAAGATGGAATTGTCAATTCATAAGTGGGTGATGCCACTCTTGGTAAAGCCATAATATTCTCCTATAATAATTATAAATTTTGGTCTTGTGTCCACCAGCTATATGCCATATCTACTGTAAAATCTACTAGTTCCATGCTTTCCCATCCTAGTTCTACAGCACCTATTGTTTTCGGCCAACATTCATGTAATGTTACTTTATGAGTAGGTGTTGTTGCTTCCATCTCTTCTTCATTATAAACTGAAATTGAAATAGTTCCTATAAAACTTTTATAATATGTCATATTATATGAATTCGTACTTTGTATATGCTCATGCCAATCATACCAAAATTTTCTCGGTTTCCAATCATTTGTACCTAAGAAAGAAATTGCTACGGGTTCTTCTGTCACTTCATAAGGAACTTCTAAACCAAATTTACCCCCACTTCTGTAAGTGGTTGATCCAAAAGTTCTACTTGGAAATGATATAGATTTAACAAGAAATTCTATTTGTGAAGCCTGAACATCAGTAACCAATGTTTGTGGTGGTATAATTTCAACAGTAAATCTATTTCTTTTTGCAGCACTTCCTAAATTGTCCAACTTGGACATAAAATCGCTTATTGCAAAATCTCCACCCGGTCCTGAGCTTGGTGGGGGTGCGTTGTGGTCTGGATGCATTAGAACATTCCTCCGCTATGTGTCCATACTTTCTTTTTGTTTGCTTTTTTAAATCTTTCTACTGGTAGAAAAAGTGCTACTTCCCATTCATCTGCATTAACAAGAACAAACTTAGATTTAATGTGACTATCAAGATATCTGTGTACTGTTGGTCTTGCTCTTTTAATCTTCTTGAAACCCGAAAGCATATTATATGTTAATTTTAATTTGGTTGTTTCATCGTACTTTTTATTATTTGCAAACATCTTAAGTTGATCCATTAATATAGCTCTATGTTTTGGGGCAAGATAATGAAAGTTCAATCCAAGAAATCCATCGGTATATCTTTCGATAGGAAAAACCAAAGGAAAGGTATCATACCAGGGAAGATCATTTTTCCATTTAGGATCATAAGAATAGAAATACATTTTTCCTAGTACACTTTTAGACATCAAACTTTCTTGTCGAGAAAGTATTGTCTTTGGCGTTTCATCAGAAAACTGACCCTTTGTTCTATTAACAATTGAGCGAAACCAATCACCAGCTGCTCTTGCTTTAGCAGTTACGGAATTAGTCTTTATCGCGTTTTTTAATTTATCCAAATAGGATTCTTCTACTGTAGCCATAATATAACTATTTAGTTGTCAAAGTGTCCTCTGTTATTATTTGCCATTTCCAACCTTTGTGTTCGCAAAACTCTTGTGCCGCCTTCCATTTAGCTTCATTGACTCCCCATGTTCTTACTTCTTTGAGGAACCTTCTCTTATGTTTAGGGTTAGGTTTGGGGGGTTTTGTTTGTTTCTTTGGTTTGATTTCAATTAGAGATTCACCTTGATCAGTTTTAACCCAAAAATCTGGATAATATCTGTGTACTCTATTGTCAATGGGTGAACGATAGGGTATAATAATCTCTTCACTTGACCATCGCAAGACTTCAGGCTGTCGATCTAGGTATTTCATGAAGGTTAATTCCCACCCAGAACGATAAATAATTTTAGTATAGTCGCCCTTATATTTTTTGTAATTTTGGGGGCGAAACTTTCCCTTGTATGCCATATAAATATATAGATAGTTCAATAATACCAATCACAAAAGGAGATACTTAATGGGCAGCCCACATGACAATACCGCCCCAAATCCATCAGCGCCTGCAACACAACCAATGACATATTTAGAATATCCTTCTAATCTTGGAAAATTGCCGGCTGGAGGAAATGATATAGATCAATGGATATCCTTTGAAGCTTTTGATTTCAAAAGTCAAAGGCCAACTCTTGCTATAGCATTATATATTCCTGGCGACGCCTTAAACACATCATATAAATCAGAATATGAAGCCGTTGCGTTAGGTGGACTAGGAGCTGGGGTAGATAAAGCTGTAAAAGCACTTTCAAACCCCGCCGCGGCCGCAAAAGGAATGAGTATTGAAAGTTTAAAGAATGTTATGAATTCCCTGTCTTCGGCAGCAACGAGTGAAACCGGAAAAATCTTTGCTCTTAAAGCTGCGTCCAAAGCGAACGTTATGATAGAAGGAACAAAAACTATAATGGAACGTACACAAGGTGCTGTACTTAATCCTTATATTGTTGCCGCATATAAAGGCCCGTCTGATATGAGGACACATGAATTTACTTTTCAAATGTTACCACAGGGGGTTGAAGAATCTAAGACTTGTGTAAAAATTGTGAATACGTTTAAAAAAGCCATGTTACCCTCTCATGGAGGAGGAGATGCTAAAACTGCACCATCAATGTTGTTTGGATATCCTGATACATTTACAATCGAATATTATGTTAATGGGAAAGCATTACCTCCCAGCGGTTCAAATCCTATGTTTAATATAGGGAAATCAGTATTACTTGGTTGTGATTTAGATTTTACTACAGAAAGTGTACCTCTATTTTTTGATGGTACACAATTTCCAGTAAGTATATCAATGAAACTTTCGTTTATGGAGCTAGAAGTAATGTATCGAGAACGAATAGATGGAGGAGCATAACATATGTCTGAATTTTTTCAACACTATCCACAAGTTAATTATGATATTTCTGGGATAAAACCTATAAAAACCAAGATTGCGATTAACATTATGGTTAAGGCGAAACTAAAAAGCATTCTTGCAAATGATATTGTTAATTATTTTCCTTATTTAATACCAGAATCAGAACGTCCTGATATAACTGCATTTAAGATATATGGGGATGTAAAATATACGTGGTTAATTTTTTTAATTAACTCAATATATGATCCCATTTTTGACTGGCCATTGAATTCTAGAGAATTTGGAAATTATGTTAAAAATAAATATGGTTCTCTTAATGCCGCAAAAAATGGTATACATCATTATGAAAAAATTGTTAGGCAGAGAATAGAAGCAACAGGTACTAGTGAAGCAGTTCCTTTAGCGTGTTTGGAAGTTGATGTAACAACATACAATGCTCTTGATGCTGCAGACAGACAAATTGTATATTGTTATAATTGGGAAGTAGATAGAAATGAAGCTAAACGAGAGATTAAATTAATTGATAGTAGGTATGTTGCAGATATACTTTCTGAACATTCGGAGAAACTTGACTAATGGCTAATGGACCTCCATCAGTACTGTCCAGACGAAAAGCAGACACGGGCGTTAATCCTCAGTCAGCTGATCATGGATCTAAAACGGATTTCTTAAAAAATCCAAAACCAGGAAAAATTCCGTCATTTCCTGGTGATTTTGAACTTCAAAAACTTCATCTCACTTCACCTAATAGAAAAGGATATATTGATTTGAAGGCTGCTTGGTCAGATTTTAATATCTATGAAGATCTTTTTGGAAGTTATCTTACAGGAAATATACAGATAGTAGATGGTGTGGGAATGATGGAAAGTGTTCCTATTATTGGTGAAGAAACTATACACATTCAAGTAAAAACAAAAGGTGTCGAAAGACAAAGAAATTCAACCGCAATCCCCGGCCCATTTGAGGGGAGTCTAAATGAAGGTTTAATGAATTTAAAATTTAGAGTAATTAAAATTCTTGATGTTATGAAACTTAATGAAGGAATAATGACTTATAAATTATCTTTCGTTTCTGAAGAGGCAATTTTAAATTTAAAACAAAAGGTTAACAAATCCTCACTTGATCCAGTTTCACTTGAACCACGAAAAATATCTGATGTAGTAAAATCTCTTTATCAACAATTTTTTCAACGGGGTAGACAGGGTAAAGCTAAACGTATTTTTGTTGAACCCACTATGAATCTTACAGATTTAATTATACCAAATCAAACACCATTCAAGGCTTTTAATTTCTTGGCATCAAGGGCAGTATCTGCTGGTAAACAAGCGATTGGATCTAGTTTTGTTTTTTATGAAAGTATAAGAGGATTCTTTTTTATTTCTATGGAAACTCTTATGTCCGGTGGTGGTATGGGATATAGTACAGTAGCAGGTGCACCCGGCTCACCCAGTGAACTAGTATATACCGCACCAGAAGAACCAGTTAAAGAAGTGTACGTGGTACAACCAAAACGATTAGGAAAAAAGACAGATGAATCTACAAATATTGCTATAGAAATGACGGCCGTTGATGCATATTCATTTTCTTCTAATTTTGATGTTCTTGAAAACTTATCAACTGGGATGTATGCAAATAGATTACTTACACATGATTTGGTTAGAATGAAATATGATACATTAGATTTTAATTTGTTAGATCCAACTTCTTTAGGACAACAAAAAAATATTAATGAAGAAACAGGTGGAGTTGAAATAACAGAGTCTAAACAACAACCCGCAGACAAGAAAAACTTTAGTGATTCTTTTACTCATTTAGGATCAGGAAAATTATCTACTGAAATGCAAGATGCATTAGGTTCACCCGAATCGGTGATGAGTTTTTATCCCTCTAATTTTGCACATGATGTTCGATTTAAAGAAGATTTAGGATCAAGAGGTGTAAAGGGAGAAGTAAAATCTAATCTAAACATTATTCCAAATAGAGTAGAACAATGGATGCAATCACGATTAGTACAAAGCCAGCAAGCTAATAATATTAAATTGAATATTAGAGCGCCTGGATTATCTACTAGGGCAGTAGGAGATTTAATAGAATTCAAATTACCCACAACATATCTTGAAGATAGGGATGGAATTACGGCATCATCCGGCCATACGTATTTAAGTGGTTATTATTTAATTACTAAATTACGCCATCATTTCACTAAAGAAAAATATGATATCGAATTTGAGGCAATAAAAGATTCATTAAAAGTGCCTCCTGGAAAAGATAGATCAATACCGGAAGCTGATGATACATCAAACCGCTTGGCTATATTAATACCTAAGAAAAGAAAAACTAAAATTCGTTCAGTAACTGCTACAGTAGGAGTAAAAGGGTAGATATGGCATACTTTATGGGAAAAGGGGGATTTGTTTGGTGGCAAGGAGTTGTCGAAGACCGCCATGATCCGCTTTATCTTGGTAGATGTAAGATTAGAGTTTTGGGATGGCATTCGGAAAACAAGAATGATCAACCAACTGCGGGATTGCCGTGGGCGTATCCTGTTGCACCGATTACTTCAGCAAGTCAAACAGGAGTTGGTTCTTCACCATTAGGTCCAGTTGAGGGTACATGGGTAATTGGTTTCTATCGCGATGGTGAAGCAGGACAAGAACCGATGTTTTTTGGAACAATTGGTGGTATTCCGGAATTAGATGCAAAAGGAATTAATAATGATGGAACCGCTGTAGGTGGTCAAGGATTTCTTGATCCAAGAGTAGAAGGTGGAGATGTTGGACATCCAATGTTTCCAGATGAGGGGGGAAAGAGAGATCTTTTTTATAATCCTCAAGCTGATTTGGTTCCCAGAGAACCAGCAAGCATTATTCACAATGCAAATCCTGATCCTACTGAAGATGTACAAACTGTTGCAATTTCAGCTGATGTTACCCTTGAGAAAGAGAGCTCAGTAAGATCTTTGATTGGAACAACAGGCCCCTCTACAACGGCTCCCCCATTTACTGTTAAGGTTGTAGAGCAACCACTTAGATCAACATATCCTGATACAGGTTTAGCAAATACACAAATATCAACGACTAGGAATTTAGATTATTTAAAAGAACCTACTACAAATAGATTAGCAAGAGGTATTCGTGGAAATACTGATACGAGTGATCCAAGAGTTTCAGGTATCGTATTTGAAAAAATGGAAAACCGAAAAGCAGGACAAATGGAAATTCCTACTGCTGATGGTAAATCTTGGTCTGAACCAGTAATTCCCTGGCAGGCAATTTATCCATATAATCATGTACATCAAACTGAAAGCGGCCATGTTGTTGAAATGGATGATACACCCAATTTCGAAAGATTACATTGGTATCATCGAACAGGTACTTTTACTGAAATTCATCCAGTAGGTATTAAGGTTGATAAAATAGTAAACAATTATTATAATATTATTTTAGGAGCAAAATATACACATATTGAAGCGGGTGACTATACGACTGTTGATGGTTCACAAGAAAATTATATTCTTGGTAATAAAGTAGACAAGGTTGATGGTGATTATGCTATTGCAATAAAAAGAGGAAGATTTAATGTTAATAATACATTAGGGGCAATTAATTTAATAGCTGGTAAAATGACATTAAAGGCATCAGAGACACTTACTCTATCAGCCAATAATGTGATCATTGAAAAGAAATCTGCACAGTCTTCTGAAACGACAACTGGAGATGAGAAGAAGACAGTAGGTGGAAAACTAACTCATCAAACTGGATCATATAGTTTAAATGCTCAAGGTTCTATCGGTATGCAGTCTGGTGGAGGAATGACACTCAATATTACTGATTCAATGAATGAATCTATATTTGGAGTGTTACCATCATTGACAATGGGTTATGCTAAAAAGACTTCTGCCACTTTAGGTAAGATTGGAATGGAATGTACTGATAATTTAGTTTCTGGTGGAATTGAAATGAACTTAGGCCTTGCTGGTTTAGG